GGACCATTTAGCTTCTGTATTAATTGGTGTTAAAAAAGAGCATGCGTTCAATATTTACAGAGGTTCTGGTTCAAATGGAAAATCAATATTAACCGATTTGATGTCGCAATGTCTTGGAGATTATAAGGGAACGGTTCCTATTACACTAGTGACAGATAAACGTGGTTCAATAGGAGGCGCAACTCCAGAGGTAATGCAATTAAAAGGTGTAAGATATGCTGTTATGCAAGAACCGTCTAAGGATGCTGTAATTAATGAAGGTATTATGAAAGAATTAACAGGTGGAGACCCTCTTTTGGGTAGAGCCTTATATTGTGATTCGGAAATATTTATTCCTCAATTTAGTTTAGTTGTTTGCACAAATGCATTATTTGAAATAAAAAGTAATGATGATGGAACTTGGAGAAGAATGAAATTGGTTGATTTCTTAGCTAAATTTATTTCAGAAGGTGAAATACATACAGATGATACAAAATATGTATTTCCAAAAGATAAAAATTTAAAAATGAAATTAACAAAATGGGCTCCAATATTTATTTCTATGTTAGTTAAAAAGGCTTGTGAAACGGAAGGCGAAGTAATAGATTGTGAAGAAGTTATATCAGCTTCAAATAAATATAGACAAAGTCAAGATGCAATTTCAGGATTTATTATGGATAAAATTGTTAAATTTAACAACGAATCTTATGGTGTTAATCAGACGTCATTAAATACCGCATTTAAGGAATGGTTCCAAATGAATTATGGTGGTAGAAAAGCTCCAAAATTATCGGAGTTAATAGAATCAATTGTAAAAAAATTCGGCAATAAAAATTTGAAGACAAACAAATGGCATAATTTTAAAATAAAAGAAGATAATGAAGATGATTGTTATATAGATAGTTTATAATTTGTGTCTTATAATTTGTATGATAATTTATTATTTGTAAAACAACTTAAAGCGCTTTAAGTTGTTTTTTTAATTATATATTTTGTATAAAATAACTTATAAATTATTATACACATTTTTTGGTAATCTATCTATTATTGATTTCCATAAGCCATAAATTCTATTAACTAAATAATCAATATATAACGGATAAAATATAGTTAATACTCCAATAATTATACATTTTGCCACAGTTAAATTGTGTTGAGAAAAAACTAGAGATAAACATAGCATTGCAACGAGCACAAAATATACCATTAAAAAAAATCTATACCACAAGTTAAGATTGTCTAACGCTTCAGATTCATAGTATGTTTTTCTATCATTTGTTAGTATATCTCCATGACTTTCTTTTAGTTTTTGTTTTAATAAATTATTTTTTTCAGAATATTCTTCTAATAGTTTTATAGTATTTTCTGAATTAATTAATGTAGTATTTAATAATAAATTCATGGAATTAGCATTTATTACTTCATTACTAAAACTTTCTTGTATGGATTCAGATAGTTGTATTGATTTTTCTATTAATTCGTTTTCATTTACATTTACATTTTTATATTCAGTTGTTTCTTGATTTAAATTATTTGATTGAGTTAAAAATTGTTGTATAATTGAAACAAAATCATCCATCTTGTATTATCATTATATTTTTTTTTAACTCAAAAACATATAAAGATATAAAGAAACAATGGACAAATACAAATACAAATACAAATGCAAATACAAATGCAAACATGTTGTTTATGAAGCTGTAATTAATTCATTTGGAATGCAAATATTTTTAGTAGAGTCATATGTGCTTCCGTCATGACAACATTCTGAACCAATACAAGTAATTGAAAAATCTGACCAAGGATTTTTATGAATATCACTGTATTCATCTTTATTAGTTGGTGCATTATTTTTATCGAAATGCCATTTATACGCATCCCAAACCATATCATCTCTATTAAATATATCAATTATTTGATAACCAATTATTATTGTTCCAATTACTAGTATAATTACAACTAGTAAAACATAAATATTTGTATATAATACACCTCTATTTGCTAAAAATGCTAACAAAATAATAGGTATACATATAAATACTATCGTTTTCATTAATTTAGAATAAGCATTGTATTGTTTACCATAATAAGTATTAATTTCAACTAAACGCACTTTATCTTGACTATCTTCATCAAGTACAGACATCCTATATTTCGCTTCATTAAGTTCATTTTCTAATACTTCTATTGCAGAAATAGTCTGACCTAATGTGGTCCTAGAAGCAGACACATTTTGTCTATGAAAAGAAACCAAGTCTTTCAAAGTAGAATATAAATTCATTCTTATTTGAGAATTATCTTTAATCATATTTATAATAATTTGTCTTTGCTCTTTACTTAAATTAACATCATCTAAACTATTATATAAATCTATTTCTTTTTGTTGTAATTGAGATAAAAAAGTTAAAACTTGTTGATTTCTTTCTTGTAAACTATCAAAACTATAAGAAGAATCTTCTATAACGTTCATTATATTAAATAGATAGATTATTTATTTGTTATCTATTTTTTTATTATATTAATTGTAACTGTTATTATACTAACTGCCAAAATGGTCCATAAAATATAACTATAATTTTCTTTTAAAACTCGTAAATCTGAATCGGATAACATTCCACTTAAATCGGTAATATCTGGTGTATTTGTTAAATTTTGCATACCTTCTATACTATCCGTCTGCATAATTTTTTTCTGTATTCGTAAATTGATTTGTTTGTATTTCTCAAGTTCTTTATTAAATTTGTCTTCTGTTGTATTTAACTTTTCAAATATTTTATTATCTTGGTTATATAAATCTTCCATTTTTGATATAATATCATTTCCAAGTATTATTATTTGGGAAACAATATTATCATATGTTATTTGGAGATTTGATGGAACAATTGGGTCAACACATCTTGTATTAGGCGTCATATCTTCCCCCTTTACATAATTATCATATTGTATAGTGTCAATATTTATAAAATCCTTAAAACACGAGTTAGAGTTTTTTAGTTCTCGATTTCTAACACCTAAAATGGTTGCATTATTTTTTTGTTTTTGTCCTTTAGGATATGCTGAATTATTTTTTAACCAACAAGTTTGAGAACTACCCTGATATACATAAGCTGAACAATCAGGGTTATTATTACATTCTGTTTCACAATCATATTGTTCAGGCGTTACTAAAGTTTTTATATTATTTCCAACAGAATCTGTATTTCGATATGTTCGATAAGTATTTGTAAAACCAACCATTGAATCCGGATATTGTCTCAATTTCGAATCAGAATCTATATAGCCGAATTTACCTAAGCTTGACTTATTACCAAGAGTATCCAACTCATAAACCGCATTAGTCGTTTTACCTCCATAATGTTTATTGTCAATAATTGAACAACCTGATGTTATTTCTGATGTATATAAAACGAGATTTCCATTCATTTGCATAATTAATTTGAGTGAACCGTCAACCGAACCAATCCATTCGCCAGGACCCAGAACTTCGTTCATTTTTAAATAATTTCTTCCATATTTACCATTTGTTGAAACCCAATCAGGATTTTTGGCATTTTGTTTTCCAACTGTTGCTGAACACCACACATTTTCTGTAGAATTATCCTTAGTTTTTCTAACTAAACATAAATTTCCATCTGATTGAAGTGTTAAAACAAAATTACAATTAGAAACTTCATCGGAACAATCAAAATTAATATTGGAACCTCCAGAAATTTGTCCGGTTTTAAATGGAGCTCCTCCACATTGATACGAATAATCAATTAGCTTTGAACAACATGCTGCAGGGTCGGCACCTGTATATTTTTCAATAGGATTAAATGACCAATTATATTGTGGGTTTGTGCCTTCTAATAAAAATTCACTTGCCTTATTTTTTAGAATGGAATTTAAATTTCCTACAATTCCTTCAGTTCCGTAAGTCCGGTTTAAATCCGGATTTCCGCAATCAATATTTAACGGTTTTCCTACACAATTACCTCCCCAACTACCTTCTATCGTTTTTGGATTTACATATCCGCCATATAAACAACCAGAAAACGGTTCTGAACTTTGCCATATTAAACCAGAATTATCATGAATAATTATTCGTCCATCAGTAGAGACATAACAACTAGCACCCGAACTAGTTGTATTAGACGACCAAATAGGTATTAATTTTATTTGTTTACTTCCATCACCATATTTTTGTATCATAGAAATATCATTGGAAACTACACATTTAGCTTTTCCATTATTTTGAACATCTTGTAAACCAAAATACTTATACCCATTATCATATGCATCGTATTGACATTTATAAAAATCACTATCTTCATCATCAATTAAAGTCATCGAGTGACTACCATTTAATTCTTCTTCGTTGCTTGGTGCATTTGAAACAAAATCAAAATTAACAGAACGTTTTGTATCGTTATAACAACCAATGTACTTACTATTCAGATTATTGACTAATGAAGAAGCATAAACATTTACATTTGCTATATTATTTGCACAATTTTCACTCGATTTTAGATTTGAGCCAACGAGTAATGGAGGGACAGTAGGAATAGTCGTTCCTACAACATAACTAGACTTCCAAGGAATATTTATATTAATATATTGTTTTATAGGACAATTATTTTGATTAATATATGGTCTTGCAATTCCTTCATTTGTTACATAACATATTGTTCCATCAGTAAATTTTATATATTTACCTAAATATGGATTATCTTTATCCATTCTATTGGATTTTTCTGAAACAGAATCTATTATTTTTTGTTGAATAGACTCATATTGTTGCATAATTTCATTATATTTTGATTTTAACTGATTAAGTTCATCTAAATCTTTTTGATTATCTACGTCAATAGATTTCACGTGAGTTTGTTTATCTCCAGAAGTTTGAAATCCTTCAAATCTCGGTCTAACCTTTTGTTGTCTTTCTTGTAAACTAACAAAACCTTCTATTCCTTCTTTGTTTATTCTCTCTTTGTTTATTCCCTTTTTGTTAGTTACTTTGCTTGATGGTTTCCCTTTTGTTTCTCCTCTAATAGTATCTTGTTTTATTTTTGTTTGATATACATTAAACTGTTTTCCTTGTTTCAAAGACATATTTAATAAATCATTATCCATCTTTAATATAAATAAATAGAAAAAATTTATATAATTTAAATACTAATACTAATTACACTTAATACATAAATGGTAAATTTCCAGTCATATATAAAAATAAAAATAGTAAAAACATACAAAACACGAGAAATCCCGATGGAGAAGTTAAATTATAAGCTAAAATAATTAATATTGATGCGAATATCAACCAAAATGGTAATAAATCAGTAGATAATTGTGAGCCGAACATTATTTGTATAGTTATTATTAATACTAACAGAGTAATGACCATCCAAAATTTATAAGATAAATGTTGTTGATTTACAAAATAACTTTGATTAGTTTCATCGTCTAAAGTCGAATAATATTTTTGTAATTCTTCATCCAATGCTATCTTTTGTTTTAAAAGAATATCATAAGATGTATTTAATTCTTTATTTTTTTCTTCTTTTTCTTCATATTGTTGTTTAACTTCAGGATTAATATTTTTTAATTCTTCTGACATTTTTACGTTTAATTCTAATAATTTATTATTTAAGTATTTCATAGTAGACAAAACTGATTTTTCTTCTGTAATCAATGCATAATCATTATCATTTCCTACTGTAATATCAGATTCACCACTTCTAGTCCAACAATACTTATTTACGGAATTAAATGTTGCTCCCGAACATTTATCTGATTCAGCACACATATTTTCACATTCTTTTTGATTTGAAACAGTATTTTCAGATAACGCCTTAGTTCCCCACCATGTTCTTCCTTTTAAAGCTACAAATTTTTTAGTATTTGGGTTCAATAATTTTTCACGTTGTAAAATAGTAATAAAATTTTGTCCGGCTTCTCTATATTGTTGAAGAGTAACTTCGTATTCTTCTTTTAATGCTTGAACTTTAATTAATGC